ATTTTGTTTATTATCTTATTTTTAGAATAGTTGTACACAGTCTCTGACACTTTTCCTGAATAGGTCTCGTCTCCATTATCTTTGTTATACCATGTTTCCGTCATAAGTGTGTTGTCTGAATAGCTTTTAACAAGATTATTACCTACCCCTGCAGTAGTAGCATTAAAACATGTGGTTTTCTCTTCTGAGGTCATCTCAAGGATACCGGTTTCTCCTACAGGATCTATTTTCCAGTACTTACTGTCTACTCCTGTAGCTCCGGGAATAATGGGGTTGATAATGGCACCCGTCACTCCTAAGTCACCCGTCACTCCTAAGTAATCCGGAGTATGTGCTCTAGGAAAATATTGGTACACTCTATTCTGAATACCTGTGAAACGAGCTTCAAATCCAGGTGTGTATAAGACTACTCTAGACACAGTGCTGCCTCCTTATTTAAAAATCTAAATTCATTGTTATTATTTATAGGCATAACGTGTTCTTCGTCTTTTAAAAAGGAAACTCTCCTGATAGTACTCCGGAGAGCCATATACATTTCCATTCCTATTCCCCATCATATCTTTTATTGATCCGGCACCCGACATGGCCTGACCAGGATACCCTTCGCTAAATGTCCATCTAGTTATTAGATTATTATTAATATTGTCTCGACCTCTGCCAAGGTAAATTGCACTAATTTCAGGTTGAAGAAGCTCTATGTTATAAAATCTGAAATCAGCATGCTGGCCATTAAATTGGGACCAGTCCGCTCCGTCTGTTCCAATCCTCAGCCCAAATCCTGATGTTGAATCTGTGTTTAAAGATGTCGGAGATGTATTTGTATTCAGTAAAGCACCATTGGTATAGAATTTAAGGTCATAAGAAGAGTTTACCGTTATAGTATGGTGATACCAGGTATTTATGTAATCCATGATTTTACCATCAACTTGATGCCAACTTCCAGCTGCATCAATGAAATGAAAAATTGGTAAAGTTGCCCCACCACCAGAATAGGTATGAAGAACGTATGAATAATAGTTAGTAAAAGACCCTAGCCTAGCAAATCCTATTACCCATCCCCCCTGTGATTGCTGAGCATTCATTCTCAACCAAAAAGAGATGGAAAATGGAACAGTATAAAAGGAAGGGACATCCTCATACTGCACCAAATTTGCTGTTCCCGCAGTAACTGGAAAATTTATAGCCATAATGTTTCCTTAGGACAGTTGGATCAATACTTCTAGTAATGCCCAGTCTCCTATTAAAGTATCGTTGCCATCTGCACCATTTCTAGTTAACTGAAATTGAGTTACAGTACCAGCAGTTAAGCCTAAAGTGGCATATGTTAATGTCTGTGAATAATACTGGAAATAAGTATGTATAGGTGTTACCAATAGCGTCGTAAGTGTTACTCCAGCACTCCATGACCCAACAGCTGCATTGTCAGGGATATCTCGATTATATAGCTTTAGTACAACCCCCCAAGGGAACATAGGAAAAGGAGGTGTTACAGCTCTAGCTCTAATGGATATTCTTAAATTTGATTTCTCTGGAGGTAGTTCAAGAGAAAACCCTACACCCTCTTCTAAAGTATCATCAAAATTCCTGACGAACAAGGCTGGATTAAGAGTATCAGCACCCATTACTGCGTAGTCCGTAATAGCCCAGTCAGAGCTAAAAGGATAATCCAGTTGATCCGAAAAAAACTGATAGGAATACTCTGCTATCGTCCCCCCTATGCCAGTATCACCTCGAAGACCATCTACACCCGTTTCACCTTGAAGTCCTGTATCTCCTTTAGATCCTTGAAGTCCTGTATCCCCCTGGTCACCTTGCACTCCGGCTACGCCGGTATCGCCCTGTGATCCTGTATCTCCTTTAGATCCTTGAAGTCCTGTATCTCCCTGGTCACCTTGACTACCTGTCTCTCCTTGGGATCCTGTGTCTCCTTGAAGTCCTGTCTCACCTTGTACGCCTGTACCGGTCTCTCCTTGAGATCCAGTCTCTCCTTGAAGCCCAGTAGCCCCGTTGATACCAGAACCGGTCTCACCTTGGGCACCTGTATCACCCTGGTCTCCAGTTGCACCGGCACCTTCCGCTATACAGGAAGCTAGGCCTGTCAGAGCTGCATTTATCTTATATGCATCTCTTACGGTTGTATTAGTGAACGGATAGTATGCAATACCTGTGTAAGTCATTTAGTCTCCAAGTCCAGATAATATCCTAAGTACTCCATACCCACCAGCTCCTGCCCCACCTATTTTCATTACTGGTTTAGCTATACTCCAAGCCTTTTGGGCAAGTTTCTTATTAGCAACTTCTTTAGGCATATTCTCGAACATCACCCGTTCCAGTTGTCTTATGCGTTCCAAATTTACTGCATCACAAATAACACTAGGATCAGAGCTTCTATTTAGTCGAGGATACATAGCAAAATCAATTTGCCTCATATACTCCTCGTACACCGTTTTAAGGGTCGTGTTCTGCTCGAAAGCTAACTCCTGATTGAGTTGGCGCTGCAAAGTCTGAAGCTCTCCGAAATCAAGTACACCATCAGGGGCTAGAGCTTTTATATTATTATTAATTTTATTGACTGTATTTTGTACGGAAGTGGCATCCCCAAGACGCCTGCCTTGGATACCCTGTAAGTTATCTGATGCTGCCCCTAATGCATTACTGATATCAAAGCCGGCTAAACCCTCTTTACTTAGATCTTCTGTAGCCACTTCAATGATAGTTTTATAAGACTGATCTGTAACACTGAGCATGTCCTCAATAGACTTCACAAGAGGCATATTATCCTTACCCACATCCAAACCAACTTCGTGGGATGCTTTTTTCATTGCATCACGGAAAGACTTATTAGCAGTAGTTTTCTTAAGCGTTTTCTTAAGTGAACGCATATATGTAGGAGTCACTAATTTAGAACCCCCTTTAGTAAGAGCTGCTAATACAAAATCGATACCAAGACCAGTACCCCACTCATTCAAAGCTTCTTTAGAACCCCCCTCATCAAGAGCTTGTACAGCATAAGGGATAGAGGCTGCAGTGCTTTGAATAGCTAGATTTGTTCCACCAGCTAGAAGACCGGTGCCTGCTACTCCAGGTGCAGTGGCCATCAGTGCTGCAGACTGCCCTAATCTATGACCGAACTCCCCAACTCCCTTAGCCCGAGCTTCCTGCTCTGTCTTGGGTTCATATGGAGTAGCATAATCATGCTTGGTACTTGTTATATCCTCCATTAACCCTGCAAGATTGCGTTTACCTTCAGGAAGTGGGCCCTTCTCCATTAAATTTTGCCTATATTTAGGGTCAGCACTAAGAAGATCGACTATACTTCCCAGATTTTGTTGCCACTTTGACTTGGGCTCTATTACACCGGGGGATGCTTCATAAGCACCCTCTGCCAACGCCCTGAGCGTCCCTGCAGGCTCCTTTACTGTGCCCCCAATAAACTTACCAGTCTCTGATGCAAAATTACCCGCTACATTTCCAATAGTCCCAAGTATTCCAGGTTTCTTAGGTTCATTCTCTATAGGAGGTCCCATAGCAATGGAACCTGTAGACTGTGGCGTGATGGTTACATTATCCTTAAAGGTAGTCCTAAGATCAGGTTTATCTGGTCTGTAGATTGTTAGAGGATCAGACGCTACTAAGTCTTTCTCTGGAGGAGACCAACCCTCTGTGTCACCTATTAGAATTTTGTCTGTTTCCGGTGGTTTCCAAGCCATTTTTACTCACCCTTCATTCTTATTTGTCCATCAGAATCTCTATACTTCTGCCCAGGTGCCAGGTTTTCATACTCAAACTGGCTAGTCACTTCTGGTATAATTACCCCGCCACCAAAAGCAGTCTCAATCATATCCGAAACTTGGCCAGCTGATAATGTTTTGTCTACCAAAGCTTTAAGAAGAGTAACCTTGATCTGGCGTTCCTCTGGGGTATCATACACAGAAGGGGCCATACCCTGTACTCTCCTGATATCAAAATCAGATAATCTTCCGGAGTCTCCAAAAGCCTTAGCTAATGTACCAGCTAAAGCCCCACGCATATCCATCATAATTTTTGCGTTTGGATCAGCACCTACTATAGCTGCTAGGTTAGTCCCTAGACCTTGAAGCTTACCCTTAGCAGGAGATGCCTCAGAAGCCTTTATAAATGCTTCTAAGCTTCCAGCCGCTGCTTGAGCATCTGCAGCTTTCTTACGATCTTCTTTTCTAGTTACCACTCCTTCTTGTATATCAGCCCTACCCTGAGTCATCATCATAGCCTCAGCCATGGTCTCTTCGAAGGATTTACCAGTCTTATAGATCAATTTACGTACACCTTCTGGATCAAAGGCTGCTCTGGCGATTAATGCTGCTTTTTCTGGACCAGTAAACCGATCACTAAAGCTTATAAGTTGTGCTTCTTGCTCGGTGAGTGGGGTTGCAGAATTAGTCTTACTGAGCAATGCAGCAGCACTCTTCTCTGGGTAATACTTACCATACAAGCTACGTACTTCACTCTCATATGTAGGTGCATTAGGATCTAGACTAGATATTCCGGATCTGAACTCTTTCTGCAACTGACGTTCCCGGGCTCTTCCCCTAGCTTCTTCCTCTGCTTCACCCAACTGAGCATTTTGTATCTTCCTGGTCTGTTGGTCTTGCATCCCCTGCTTGTACCGATCAGCAAACTCTACAGTATTACTGGATTTACCTTTATTAGCAATAGCCTCAGCTGCTGCTAAAAGACCAAAGAATAAACCTGAAGGATCTACACCTCTATCCCGTAAGCTGTCACCTTGGGTCTTAGCCCAGTTATCTGATCCACCATCTGTAGGAGCTTCTGGAGCTTGGGGTTTGTCCTTTATCTGATCAACTAGATTATAGATCGACTCATCCGGGGGAGCGGGTATAGAAGGAGGCTGTGCACCTTCGTAAGCCGGTACGGTAGAGGCTGGCTCTCCGCCCATCCCTTCCAGGTTGAGTGCTTCCGGTTGATAGCTACCATAAAAAGAAGCATCTTCGCCCTTAAGCCTATTCTCCAAGACTCTGCGTCTAATATCATTACTTCTGTCCATTATTGCCATGATTTACCTCTTACGCATAAAGGTTCGAGTTTCTTTTTCCTGTATAATTAAGGTTCATATCATTCCCGTAGGAACTAGAACCCGATGATGATCCAATGCTTGATGAGCCACTAGGAGAGTTAAGTGCCCCACCAAATAACTGTGCTGCATCCACTAAACCACGGGTAGTGTCCATCCATTCAGGTTTCTTATATGGATCCATGGGATCCGGATAGTCCGGAGACTCTATGGGCATATTAAGAGGTGCCCTTGAATGTATAGCGTTACCTAGAGCTGTTCTTCTTGCTCTTGCTTCTTCTCTTGATTTATAACCTTTTTGAAGGTCAAGTGTTTCAGCATCCTGGGCCAGCTGCTTCTTGTTATACTCTTCAACACTCTTCCTTTCCTGTGAGTCAGTATAAGTGTTAGCTAACCACCCGAGTACTGCTAGTACAGCTCCTAATGCTTCCATGATTTACTCCTTATCTTGTATAGCCTACGCCATTTTCAAGGTTCACTGTGAATATCTCCCCTTCACCGCCACGTACGATGTACATAGGAGAGAATCCTCTATTACCCATGTCATCGGATAGCAACACTACACTACCTTGAAGGGCTGTTCTTTCTGCATTAGTTAAACCCTCAAGTTCATCCAATGTTACGAATCTGATTGAGGATGGATTTGAGGTAACAATGTCCCTGGCAGCTACCATGCTAGCAAACTCATCAGATGAGATATCTTTATCATGAGGCTGATTAGGGGCATCTATTGGATCAGTAAGTGTATCAGGCCATCCATTTATACGATAATGGGCACCAACTACCTGTTCCACTGGAACGCCTTGTGGACGTCTGGATATGGAGTCATTAAGAGCGTTCCCGGCATAGTAACCATCTGTCTGACCTTGATACAAGTCAACAGTGATCGGTATCCCTGAGGTTTCATCTATCTGAGTACCACCCGTTTCAACTTGTTCAAGCATATATCCACCATCCGGGGCATATGCTGATTTATCTGGTACTAACATCATACCCTCTGGGACTGTTGCACCACTTAACCGGTCACTTAAAGTAGACCTAGTGGCATTATCAGTTGTATACCCAGTAGTAGGAGACATACCTACTAGAGGAGGAGGATTTGCTGTGATTACTGGCGTGACACCTATTGTCCTGGCACCGGCCGGAGCTGCTGCAGTACCACCAGGCAATTCAAGACCTAACTCCTGGTATAGAGCATTTAGTCTCTTAGTAAACTCATCACCCTTATATTCTGCAAGGTTCATGATGGCTGCATCCAGGAATTGCTGACTCTGGAATGCTCTAGCCTCTACGTTTGCTAGAGCCTCACCGGCTTTACCGCCCATATAAGCATCATAAGCTGCTGGGTCCGTTTTCTGAAGAAGAGATAACTCATCCGTAGATAACTCTTGTCCACTTACACCCATATTGTAATATCTTTCACGATGTATCTTATTGATCTCTGCTTGTTCAGCTATCGTACCATCAAGATTCTTTAGACCTACCTCGAGACGGGTGTTTAATAGAGCCATAGCTCTCTGACCCTCTACACCTTGTATATTCAGGAAGTATTGGTCTACAGCTTTCTGATGTTCGAGCTTAGTATCAGCATCAATCTTCATAGTAAGCTGATTGGTAGATTCTTGAAGTTGATTACGGGCTATCATCATATCCTGGTACAGCTGTTCTTTCTCTAAGCCTTGAGCTGCATCAAATTGATACTTAGTCTCTTCGAACTTAGCCAGATCAACTTGCATCTGATTGTACATCTTGCTGTCTTCAAGGGATAGAGTCTTACCCAGTTCTTCTTGCCTGAATGCTAACTCTGCTGAGGCCAATTCGGCATCCATCATGAGACCAGCATCAAACTGACGTGCTGACTCTGCACTTTGCATGTATGCCAACTTCTCAGTACTGGCCAGATTAGCCCTTAACGTATCAGCAGTAGCATTGAGTGCTCTTTCCTGCATAACAAGGTCCTGCCCGAGACGTTGTTTCTCAAGTCCTGTGGCGATATCATACTGATACTGAGTCTCTTCGAAGGCTCTAAGCTGTTGTTGATATTGTTGGTACTGTCCTTGAGACTCAAGATCAAAGAATGATTCTTTAAGACCCATATCACGTTCGAATTGCTGTTGCTCATACTGCTGGGTACCAACTCTTTCTTCCCGGGCGAACGCATGCTCTTGCTCCGCTGCCATTTGTTCCTGTTGGTAGCCGAGTTCCTGTTGCGTGATATCACTGAGGGAAGCTTGTGTCTCCTGTCCCAGTTGCTGAGTCATTTGATTCATCTGTTGTAAGGCTATACCTGAATCATCAAGACCTTGACCACCTAGATAACGATTCATGGCTTCAGTACGCCGTTGGCGTTCCATCTCGGCATCTGCCTGGACTCTCTGTCTTTGAAGATCATAAGCCGTATTGCCCTGTGAGTCCTTAGGAAGCTCTACAAGGCCTCCTGAAGTTCTAGCCTGGTTGAATTCACTGGGAGCCCCAGGAGCTGCCACAGGTGCCCTAGTGACCTGATCACCGGCATCATAGGTATTATCTCTGACAGTAGCTGTCGTAGGGATACTATCCCCATAGTTATAATTCTGTACTTGAGTAGTGCCTCCGGTATTACCGGCATACTGGTTACTACCAAGTATCTGGTTGGTAGAGGCAGGTATGCTTGAGGCATAATCAGTCACATTCGTATCTACGCCTTGATAACCTACAGCAGCCGAAGTTCTTTCGGTAGTAGGAGTAGTTGGAGCATTCCAATCCAAAGGAGTAGTCTGTGCCCCGGTATTGGTAGCTGCTGAACTGGTAAAATATGTAGCAGGAGTCGGCATGTTTACCTCATCGATCTAAGATTGTATAATAACTCAATTTCGTGTACTTTAAACCATTGATCAGCAGTATTAGTGGCAAATTTGAACTGTATCGATTTACCTACTGCATTCACAAGTGTAACACGTACTTTTTTCTTTTGAAGGCTTCCACCCCAGGTGCTAGTACCCAAAACACTGGTACCCCACAAAGATCCACCACCATCTAAGTCTACTGTGGTAAGTGTGTCTCCTGTGTCCCTGAAGTCCATCTTATATGACAAATTCATATCCCAATCACCAGTACAGGAGACTGTGATAAACAATTGTCTAAATACTTTAGTGAAATCACGATGTTCTTCTATCCCACTGATAGAAGCTGTCCAATAATACGAGTCTATGGCAGAATCGTCATAGTTATACTCGTTAGTCATCTTGTAAATGAGTCCGTCATCATTTGCTGACCCAAAAAGAAGATCACCTTCATGAATGGTGAAGTTGTTAGCCTCTACCCCGTCCATGTAGCTCCATGCACCATTGTTCTTGTCCTGTGCACTTGCTCTTACATAATCATAGATGTATACCCGGTTATTTCCGGACGCTTGAGAGCCGTAAGGAGCAGCTAAGTAGATCTTATTCTCGAAGTTTATCGCTGCTGCCTTGTGTATGTATGAATTCTTGAATGCTAGTACGTCTGGCTCAATATCAAAGGTATGAGAGTCTACTGCGAACTTCCCACTAGAGCCTTGTGATGCACTTTCTGCAATATCTGTCCCGGCGAATGCATATCCACCTGACTTATTGAGAAAGAATAGCACATTGTTGAAGAAATCCATTGCTTTATCACTCTGAGTCCCATAAGCTGATGGAGACTTGGTCAAATACCAGTTACTCGAGTCAGCTGTGCCCGTAGAGTCTGCAACATAGAGTAACCATATCGATCCTTGACCTCTTCCATCGTTCTTATGGATCACTATGGAGTTTCCGTAAGCAGTTATACCCGATATGGGGAAACCATCTCCATCACCGATATCAACAAAGTTAGTACTCTTCCAGGTCTCAGGCTCTAAGGCATCTGAGTAGTAGAGTCTCATTGGGTTTGCTAATTCACCGGCTGCATAGACTCTACCGCGGTACTCAACCATGTATTTGCACTTCGGCATCGTGCCATTATCGGCCGGCATAAGTGTTACCAGGTTTGCATCAGCGTTATTGTCTACGTAAGATGTTTGGTTAGCTGTTAAAGCTGTTACACGGTAATATATCCCGCCAACAGTTGATGTGTTCCTGTACAGGTACTTAGAATCTACTCCAGCACTTGCGGGAGAGACTGGTATACCAGTAAGGGTGAGCTGCCCTGATGAAGCGGAGACGGCGGTAGGAGTGATCAGAGCATACTCACCCTCATTACCCGAGGCATTGATACCGGTTAGTGCATAACGATAGGATCCAGTCAATACTCCTGCTCCAGTACTTGCAGCAGAGGCTTCACCTATAGTAGGTGCTGGGACTCCTATGGTAGTAAGTTCACCACCGTTGTATTTATATGGATTCGCATACCCATCTGATAAATAGGCATAGTCATTTACTGTGACAATCTTAACATCTACACCAGCAGTATAGACATTAGTTGATCCTGTGACCTGTGAGAATACCCCACCCGATTCAGAGTAGAGGCTACGATCGCATACAGCTAGAAGTGTACGTTCACCACTATTTTTTACATAAGAGTGAAGTCCTTCAATAGCTGAGGAGGCTATACCAGTGGCATTTACCTTCTGGAATCCTTGGGTAGTAGCTACTGCACCGTAGTCATCGAACACAACATTCTGGAGATCCGGACTCTGATTAAGAGGCATTGACACATCGGTATACTTTGTGTTCAAACCGCCATCAAAGAGAGGTATCCTTATCTGTTGCTTATACGTTCTTGGCTGAAATGCCACGAGATACCCCCGATTATATCATACCCAGCTCGGTCTCTGGGTACTTGTCTGAGTCCTTTACTACTAGAAGTGCATCTTTGAATTGACGTTGACTCCACAGTTGCTTTGCACTGAGTATGTTACCTGACCATAGTCCCTGATGGAACTTAGCTCTACCATCGTCCTGATCCTTAGCGTACATCCTTGACAAACAAAAGTCTGGGATGTACTTAGCAAAGAATGAGGGCACAGTAAAAGCAGACGATGCGGTAACTATCTGTGCTGGTTCTTGTATATAATGTAATGCTACTGTCTTAGCCTCTTGAGGTACCGGGAATAGGCCAATCTGAGACCCATACTGATAATAGCAGTAAGGATCACCCTTATCAAGATCACCACCGTATCCTCCACCATTGACGGAGTCTCTATCACGATAGTCTATCTTCTTAAGCTTGGTATTATTCCATTCTACTCTTTCAACATATAGCACATCAGCAGGAAGCGAATAGTACTCAGTATTTGTAACAGAAGAGATGCTCGTAGAGTCTCTGACCTCTGTACATACCACCTGATTAGCTATCTCTTGCTCTGCCTGCCACATGTAAGAGTAAATCTCGGCATCCGTATAGAATGCCGCTGTAGCCTCATAGACCTGAGCTCTAACTGTTGCCAGTATCTGCGCTGGAGTCATTTCCTTCGCCCTTCTTGTCGAGTGACCTCAAGTATGACATTAATCCTGCCTTACTTTTGAATTCCTTACCGTCCGGTGCTACATATACCTTACCAGTATCTCCTTCAGTTGTCTTTCCTCTTAGAATCTCAAGATGTGCATCAAGAGACGCCTTATCCTGAAATTCCATGCCGTCTAACTGGCACACATACTGCGCGTCTGAAGCGTCACCTATATGCTTCATAACGAGCGTCACTTTACGGGTCCCGCAGTACTGACCTCTGATAGCTACTGCTTTGCGCCGGGGTACAGTGATACTTTCACCCGGTTCAATTGTGTAATGATCACCGTCTACTACTTCGTTGTAAACTGCTGTGCCTGTATTAGTCAATGTTGACTTCTGAGCCATACCGAACCCCCTGAAAGTTATTATTGGTAAACATGAACATAGCAGGTCATGTCAGCAGAAGCTGCAGTACCTACCTCTAATTTTACATAATTCAGACCTTCTGCAGGTGGACAAGCTATCATGCCGTTACCGCCACAAAGTCTGTTGTAGTCCACCCTGAAGTAGTCAGCGTAATTCGAAAATGCCGATGGTGCCGTTGGTACAGTAAAATGCATAAGTCTGTTGTACGTGACATCGTCCTGGGAACCTTGTACGTAAACTACGTATGAACCAGGTACCTGTAAGGCGATTTTACTCCACCCTTTGATAGATACTCCATCAGTGGATGTTGCAGCACTCGAAAGTGTAAGTGCCAGTCTTTTGTGTATCCCAGCCATTTGAGCCTCCCTTATGCCTGGCCCCATGCCATGACGGAAAAGGAATCTCCGGCGGTAGCTGACCCAATGAATAACATACCATCAATAGAGGTAGCAGCTGATCCAGTGTTATACGCTACAGAGAAAGTGTTCTCACCATCGATAAGAGCTTTCTTACTAACAACAGCTCCATCAATCTTACCAATAGGTAATAGTACCGCACCAGAAGAGATCCCAGTGATAACTACATCACCTAATGCCATCGCTTTGTTACCGAAAACGGTACGTTGCCCAGCAAATTCTACAGCCATCGTTAACTCCTTACTTAAAATAAATATGTTGGTCTTTCATTTTCTTTAATCATCTGAGCTAGGACCTCATGGTGCCGATACATGTCAATAAAGACCTTCAGCTCCATCTGCTCTATGCTTTGGATGTTCCCATCAGCATAGGCTCCTAGTATCCCACCTTCAGTACAGTTTATCATGTGCATGGGATGTTGTGCTTTCCCTCCCATAGACAGATGATCGAACCAGGCTTTAAAGTTATAGTATGACTGCCAGGTATAAACCCTATTGCCATAAATATCAGTAGCCGGTACCAGCCCCATATACTGCTTATCATAAGGACTGTCAAAAGGGTGAAACTTCTGCATATAGTCGAAACTGAAATCAGCTCCTACCATGGCGATCGGCATAGACCCCAAAATTGCTCTAGCATGATAAACGCATGCTCCAAGCGTATTTCCTCCCACATTGTAGAAGACATTAAGAGGCGTTATAGCTCTTATCTTCTCAATGAAGTCGGGAGAGGGGGCTAATGTGTTATACCACAGAATCTTCCCTTGCCACTTTTCAATGAGCTCCGGATTTGACACTAAACCTGCAACGAGAGTCTTATCCTTCGTCGATCCCCAGTAATACTTGGCACTTTTTCTCCCACCTTGAGAGACCTCTTCAATTGTAATCGGGCCTGCGTCAAGATTCACATAATAGTCAACTTTGATGCCCTTATCCTCAAAGAATCCATAGTTATGAAGGCACGATACTATCGGCATCCATTCTGGGAGCCTTAGGAGCTCATCAGCGTTCTTTTTAAGACTAGGTCCACTTCCAGCAACTATACAGGGTCTTCCTGCATTCTTGCCATGCTCAGACATTACTGAGTTACACACTACATCGTTCTTTTCGCAGTTCTCTTTAGTATGGTCCAACCACATCTGAGCGAAAGAGTTAGTAGTTACATTATCATTCTGACATGCTTGGGCCCATAATGCTTCTTTCGGGACAGGAGGACTCGGGATGTACTGCTGATATTGCAGTTTCATCTTCACAGTATCCTTAAGTCTTTCTTTAAGCTCATCGGCCTCTTTCTTCAACTCTTCAATCCTGAATAAGTAGTTATCTATCGTTAGTTGATCGGTCTCTACTTTATCAATCTTTGTATACTCTGACACCACATCCCCCTGAAGGATATAGAGTGGGGTCGAATGCCGCCTATCCAGGGGGACGGCGGACATCCGATCCACTCTTTTTGTTTATAGGTACGCTTTAACTGCTGTAGACCCTGAAGCTACTGCAAGTAATACTCCAGCGTTTACTTATGACTTAAACATCAGCTTACACTAATGCGTTCATCTTACCCTGCATTCTGCAGTTAGAAGAGGTAAGAGCACCAGCGAAGTAGATCTTCGCGGAGCTTACATTCTGGTTAAGAGGCTTCTGGAACGGTTCGAACCTGAAGTTCTCTTTGGTGTGGATGTACAGCTTTAGGTAATCCTCATTCAGCATAAACATGTGACTCGCAGGACACTTGTTGTCAACAACAATAGGTACGCCGCGGAAAAGCAAGTTGTTAAAACCAGCATTTGCTGTATTGCTATCCTGGAAGCGCTGTTGAGGCTGAAGAAGAGCGAAGTAGTCATCAAAAATGTCTTGGGTAGTCACGATGACAGAAGGCTTATCGTTACCGATAGTGCAATCGCCATAGAGAGCCTGCATAGCGCTGAGAGAAAGAGCAGTAGTACTGGAATCTTCCTGTGAAGCCCACCAAGTGTAAGTAGAACGGTCAATACCACCATACGTGCCAGTGCTATCAATGGCAAGACGAAGACCTACAATAGCGTCTGCATCAGTACCAAGGTTATAAAGACCAGTACCAATTTTGTCGGCAAGAGTCTTCTCAGCAACCTGTACTTTAGACTTAACAAAGTTAACAGTGGCAAGTTTGCCAGAGTTCTTCAGGTCATCAAGACGGGTGATGGTGATGTTGGCATATGCCTGCTTCCACTCGAACTCTGCAGATGTGATCTGATCGTTAGCAGTGATATCGAGTGTGTCAGCTCCAGAATACCAGTCACTGGCTGAAGTTGTAGCATACATAACAGGACACATGATGCGTTCTCCGCCATCTTGAGTCTGCATGAATTTCTTCCGTGCGCGTTGAAGCAACACGTTGGACGTAAAAATATTATCCACTAATTTAGGGATAAAGTACTTCTCAGTAATTGCACTGATTTCACCATATGTGAGTGCCATGATTTTTCTCCTCTTACTTTAGGTTTCCTTCCATGACTTGGGCAGCTATCTGATCATAATTCATCTCCCGCACATTGGGCATTGGTCTTGCAGCTTGGGCCTGGGAACCCTTGGAAGTTACCACTCCTTGCTTATGCAGCTTTTGTTGCTGTTCAGCTTGAGCTTTTAAGGTATTCGCCTTTGTCCTGGTCTGTACTGTATCCCACATCATATCCCGATAGGCCTGTTCTAAGGTCTTAAAGTTATTCTGATGTGCATGATTCAATACTTCCCACTCAAAAGTTCTACCGGCTTCGTTGGGTATGTCCCATTGACTGTCCGGATACTTATCCTTGAGTCCTTTTATCTCACTCTGCAATTCCTTGTCCGCCTGACGATCATCATATGACCGTAGACGCTGCTCCAACTGATCGATCTTCTGAACATAAGGTTGGAACGCCTGTGTTGGATCTGGTTGACCGGGTTGTTGCTGTTGTCCCGTCATAGATTCATTGTACAAGCCCATGATCTTCTTTTGAAGGTCAGGATTCGCTTGGAATGCTTCTGCCAACTTCTGGTATTGCTCATACTTAGTAGACTGTTGGTTAAGCTGTTCTTCACGAGTTTTTAACTCCTGTGCACGCTGGCTATACAGGTATCCCTGCTGGGCCAAATTAACTAGGTGCTGCCGATCTCTTGGCACTACGTCTCTACCTCTGAATTTGAGTGTCCACGCTGCGGAATCAAAATCATCAGCTGAGGGTTGTGCTGCAGCAGGATCTAACTCCTGCTCGGCTCCTTCTTCTACTATAGGCTGCTCTTCAGTAGCCACTTCTTCTTGACTGCTTGTCTCTTCTGCTGCTTCGGGTGACTCGTTGATGTCCATACCACCATCAAGTGCTTCTACGGCGTCCGATTCTGCTTGGTCATATCCTGGCATAATAATCTCTCCTTCTGGGACGCAACTAAATGCGGTGCCCGTATCCCCCTGTTAAGGTATTTATATTAAACGTCCGTGGGTGACTGCATTTTACCACCGCGTGGTACTTCACCGGTAGCATCCCACGAAGGACTGGTTTTCGAGAAACTGTGACTTTCAGGCTGTGCACCAGCACTCTCAACTAACGGTCCACCTGTTTCAGTCTTAGGCTGATCAGGTACTACACTGTAGCTAGGGTTCTTGACATCACCTTCACTACCACCTTTGTAAAACGATACACCTTCACCCATACTGTCCTCCTTAGAACAAAACTCTGGTTTGATTCTTCTGTGATTTCATAGGTTTCTTAGCAATCATAGGTTCCGGAGGAGCCTCTAACGCATTGAAAGCAGGTTTAATGGCCCCAGCATCCATGGATGGCATAGGAGTTTCAGCTGCACTTGACTCGGGCCCCATTGGAGCGGGAGGTGCACCAGCGGGAGCTCCCATAGGAGATGCAGGTGCTTCCAGTGCCGGTTCCCCGCCTAGTCCTGCTGGAGCCATAGCATTAGGATCCATACTACTAGGTGCTCCCCCTTCAGATAACATAGACTCTACGAACCCCTTTAGATGCTGCATAAGTAAGTCAGCCTTAGGGTCTCCCTGCTTCGCAGCAGCGGAAGTGTATAGAGTTAATGTTCTTAGAGCCTGCATGACCGGGTTGTCTTCACCCTCCATACTGGCGGCATTGGTATCTGTCATCTCAGGCATTTGATCCATACTCGGATAAGGCTGTGGGCCCTGTTCCATTGGTGCCGGAGCTGGCATTCCGCCAGCAGGTTTTATTTGCATCATTGTGTCCTCATCTTTCGTTCACGTGCTCCTTGGATTCTACCCTGCTCGGAGACTGCGATTGCTTTTGCTTGTTTAGGATTGGTGACTATGTTGCCAGCCCCACTCTTTAAATTACCTGTCTTGAATTCACCCATCACTGATCCAAATTTATTCTGTGGTGACATCTGGTTCTCCACTGCCTGTGGCTGCTGTGAGTACTTATCAGCTTCAGGGGTCTGTTGTATGACTGATGCCATTACATGCCCCCCACTCCACCCATAGGTGCTGCTGGCGGTGCCTGTTGGGCTGCTGCCTGATCAGCTTCCTGTTTACGTCTTAATACTTCTTCCTTACGAGGCCACTCTAATACAGTCAAAAGTTCCTCGGCATCTATTACCTGATCCTGAAAGAGATTCCTGGCTAACTGACCACGTTTCTCTTTCATGAATGGTAAAGATGTACCAGCTTGTACACTTATATCAAACATCCCCTTAGAGGTTCCGTCCGGAGACTGCCACTCAGCAGGATAGTATGTTTTAGTTTCTTCATCAAACTCATAGTCTCGGTAAGTATACCCGAATCCGTCTTCCTTCTCTTCTACAAAGAACTCCAGGTACTGAGGATATTCCGTGTCTCCGGATATCTTTAGCATCCTTGGTGTAGAATAATACTGCATCATTCTGCTTATAACCAAGTATCCCATCTTAGTCATGGAGGTCTGCAGGTTACGCTCTTTTAATCTGATACGAGTCTGAGCTGCATCCTGTAAGCTATTGATTGCTTCCGCTGCTGTGACTCCTGCTGGCTTACGGCCCTGAGTTACATCATGCACCCCTGACTGTGTATCGGCCAATTGCCGGAACAGGCCATACATCTCAAACATCTGAGGAGGCATAGATGGTGCAGGTTCCCTGGTTACCATGCTCCCTCTATTCTTAGGGATGATAGCTCCAACCTGGTTAGTAAGTGTCCGGGGATCTACTCCCGAATCATTGTCCACGATCCACACTGGATTAGTCATCATGTTCATCCAGTCAACTAACGTGGCCATATTCTTATTGATAAGCTTCTGAGTCTCTATTAGAGGCTCTACCTCACCTTCACCCCAGAACTTTCTTGGGACTAGGGTATCAACGAAGCGAGTAAAAGGCTTCTTTCCATCCTTGTACGGGTTAGCTTTAGTCTGTAGTACTAAGCGTCTATCCGGTAGTACAGTTATTACTTTGCCTGTAGGATACTTCCTCTTTTGAGTCTTTTCCTTAGAGCCATCATCATTCTCAAGCTCATACTCTTCCATAGAGAAATCATCTAACCAGCATTCAAGTACCATGACCTCTTTATCATCATTACCTGAGCCTTCTGGGTTCTGCATATCCCCTGAGTCTATTGAACTCTTACGATCAGTAGGACTTACCAGTAGTACTTCACCATTATAGGCTTCTTCTTTAGGCTGCTTAGAGTCTTCGCCTCTGTCCTGGAATGTACCTGTGATGTCCTCAGCTTTATCCGGGAACATCCTCTTCAGTTCACCCACTGACATGTATAGTCTTTGGATGACCCATGCACATTTCTTATCGAAGTCTTCAGCATCCTGAGGTAAGTAGATATTACGGGGATCAACCACCATGCATGTGATGTCACCTAGACCTTCTTCAGCTTCTGAGTCCCAACAAGTCTTAAGGATAGCTGCATCATATATCAAACTGTCAAAGATCACGTCTACGATAGTGTGCTGCATACTGGTTCTCTCCCACCAAACTTGAACAGCTTTGGATAGGATATCAGCGAACTTATAATCAGTAGGATCCCGAGGCTCTACGTCAAAACCTGGGGATGCATCGGTCATGATCGGGAGTATAGTCTGTACTGTAGCTCGTATGATGTTGATATTGGGACTAGCCTTGTAAGAAGGACGCTTCACTTCCCACTGATTTCCTTTATAAAAGCTCCAGTACTTATCCCAACTGCCATCTACAGATTTACGTGCGGCCTTACCTTTCTCAAGGAGGGCCATGACCATCTTATAATCCTTTTTACTGGTATCATCCTGCTTAGGAGCAGGTTTACCATTAGGATTGTTCACTTCATTAGACTGCGCATTTATATCTAAATAAGCCATTAAATGTCCTCTAGCTTACGTTTGATCTCCCGAGGGATATCATCATATGATTGTTTCTTCGGTGCTAGCTTACGGCCATATTCCCGATCGTTACCGATGGGTACCATCTCTGACCCATCATTGGCAGCCATGTACTTCTTATTGGCCTCACTGAAATCTCTTTTACTACCCAAGGGCACTGATACCATGGGTACCGTGTATACTCTTTGCAGTGTAAGGTTGCAGTCTTCACAGACTTCTTCCCGGGCACAGTCCTTAGAGGCTTTGACTATCTCGTAGTCTCTACCGCACTGGATGCATGAGTATGGGTATATCATCTTACACAACCCTTCTCCATGTACCTTATGACCATGTCTAACTTTTGGTCTACTCTTATCTCAAGCCTCTTGATCTGATCTTTATTCTCAAGTGTACGCTCTTCAACTCGTGCCACTGTGGTAGAGGCTACAGCCGCTACGGTAAGGGCTGCAAGTATTGTACCTGCCATTGTTAGCGCGAACCATCTCCAAGGCACGAATATCCTGCCACAAGTTTCTATCTTATCATGTTCTTCGGCCATATTTACCTCTGCGTGCTATAAGTTGTACCAGTCTACCGATTCCCTCTGTGCTAATATCGTATTGACCTGGGTATTAATGTGAACCTTTTTACGCTCAAGAGCTTGTTCACTGTATACCCCAAGTACTCCATATCGGCATTCATCTGCTGTGTCATCACCGTCCATCTTCAGTGTTATGTCCCTATTGTTAGGATCAGTGATTACTGTCTGCATACCTTCAAGGAATGTGCTATTGTATCCATCCCAGTAAAACATCGTAGGCATGCCATCAACTTCATTCATCACCTGTCTTAGTAAGCTGCACCCATTCTTTTTGTCATTGTTGGCCTTCTGGAAGATGGTGCGTGCTCCACCTTTCTGGAATCGGTCTATGTACTCATCAATGATAGCCCGTGAAAACTGTTCATTTACCTTAGACTTAGTCCACATGGAGGGATCAGCGAAGATCTTTACGGGCATCTGCCCGTATGAGCCTGTGAAGCTGGCTAACCGTTGATATATCTCATCTGCATGAGTTTCTGCTGTGCCTCCGTCATTCAGATAACTGAATAAGCGGTACATATTGCCATTTGGTGCTGAGTACCATAGTCCGAAAGAAGTGGAATGGGTAGTACCGTGGTCGAGACTACCGTAGAGCCTCTCCATACATTCTGACTCTTCAATGTGAAATGGTTTCACTAGGCTCAAAGGGGATATATTATAAAATTGTCCCTCAAACACAGTAAAGTCCCCATGTAACATGGCAGACCTCATTGGTTCTGGTAGAGCCTCTAGTCTTCTGATGTACTCCGGGTCATTCTCCATCAAGGATGGATTATCATACACTAGAGCCTTCAGAAATGCAAAGTGCTGTGGATCCTCACCTACTTCCATCTGCTTATCGATGAACATCCTCTTTAACCACATGTGACCTACGCCACCTGGGTTAAATGTCATTAACATGCGAGGTTTGATCTCTGATGTAGTACGAAGGCAGGCTCTAAGGTCCTGGAAGATCTTCTTACGATGGAACTGTGCCTCATCCAGGATGATCGTATCATACTCACCACCCTGAAACTTTATAAGATCCTTCTCACCTTCACAGTATCCTAATTCAATGATGCTCCCATTCGGGAATACCAGTTGGTGTCGTCTCTCGATGTACTTACATACTCCAATGTTCACATAATCACTGATGAATCGGTCGATATGGTTACGCTGTAGTTCAGGAAAGGTCTTCCTGACTAGAAGGTGCTTAGACTTGGGGTATTTCAAAGAACGTGCTATCAAGTAAATTCGTGCTAGGTGGGATTTCCCACCACCTCTAGCTCCGCCGTATCCTAGTATCTCGGTCTTAGCTAAAAGTTTTAGAGCCTCACCCTGTTTCGGATGCAGCTCTACGTTAAGCTCTAATGCCACTTGCCCCCCTGGGCTTATACTTCAATATCACCAGATATCTTGATTGTCATGGTGATGTCACCTGTATGTTCCTGGATTATGGTCTCATTTTGTCCCATAACGCTCTTTAACCAGTAGATCGACCCAGTGCATCTGCCATCAAACAGCCTTTTTGCGTGTTTATCGGCGATTTGACTCCTTGCGCCCCTTATAATGCCGGAAAAGGGGCCTTTACCATCTTTCTCTGACATCCACTCTGTCAAGGTATCTCTATCAATACCCATGTGAACTGCAAGACCAAAAAGTGTTGGTCGGTCTCCATCTTTTACGAAATAGCTATCAACTAACTCCTGACATTTCTTAACAGTCAGCTTTCTTGGTCGGCCTTTAACGTGAGTCTTAGACGTTCTAGGCATATTGTTACCTCTTGATGATGGCGGTATCAGTTATCAGTCTTAGTCCAGTATTCAATAAGACTATGATGACTACAGCTACCTTAGGGTTTATCACTGATCCACCGGCTAGCTCTTGAATTCCAAGTGCTATAGCAGATAGGACATTTACCCAGATTGTTTTACTTTTATACCACTTCTTAGTCACGTATAGATCCTGTCGAAGATGCTTCTTTTCGTACACAGGTACATAGTATACCAATATACCAGGGTATTTCAGGATTCTACATTATTATTTTGTATTATTTTTGATGAGTTCTTGCTTTGTAAGTATTCCGTGCTTCACTTTGTCATATGCTCCCCGAACTCCTGAGCTTATAAGATCCATTTGGGTATGGTTCATCATGAAGATTTCTTCCTTGTCGGGGTACTGCCTTGAGTAGCCACATCCCGATAAGAAGATGGCTCCCTCCATTAGTTCATGGTGCAAGTAGTCTAGGAAAGTCTCTATGTTATATTTAGCGTTGATGTTCACTTTCTTTTCATATATGGAACATTCTCCGCCTAGTAGGTCTCCCTTTGATATGACCCTATTGCATGTCCATGTCTGTCCGAACCAAAAGAACTCAGCTTGTTTTCTCATTGAATAGGGCCCTTATCTTCTTGCGGATGCTTTGACGTATATGGCACTCTGACATGAGTGATATCTCCATTACCTCACAGATCTCTCTGCCTTTGAGTCCAGATTCCCTGAGGTCCAACACTCTCAGTTCTTTCTCAGTAAGTTGTGCCTTGACCTTTTTTAAACTGAGTTCGCCAAGTAAGGCGTCTGTCCAGTCAGGGGTGACTTTGTGGGTCTCTACGAAAGAGTCATAATTTTTGAGGTCTATCTGTGAGCGTTTACCGTAGATGCTCTTAAGCTTTCGTTTGATCACCGAGAACATATAAACCTGGAATAACCCCTCTGAAGGCTTATACCTACCGAGGGCGTTATATCTCAGTATGTGTAGGACTACCTCACTTACCAGGTCTTCGAGTTGGTCCGGATCATGTATGTGGGTGATCCAGTGTATGATCATTTCTAACTCTTCCCTATTTTCCTTATAGAATTTGGTTATATCGGTTGTTTGATTCATCCTTTGTAATACCTCTTGAATTTCTTTCGGATACTTTTCATGAGTGCCCAAGCATGCCCACGATTTAATCCTATAAGCTTTTCGGCCTCTCCTTGAGTACTACCAGCTAGTAGTTGATCCCATAATGCGAGTTCTAAGCCCCCTAGGAGCCCTCTGAATCTTTCGAGGTCTAGTTTTAGGTTGACGTTCATTTCGTGGCTTGGCTGTACCTCTATGTAGCTCTCATCGAATTCTGTGTGTTTATTCCCGTAAGCATTACCTTTCCTGTTTCTTTTTTTATAGATGTTCGATATATAGAAATCCATGGTCCGAGTAAGATAGCATGATGGGTTCCTCAAAGGATCAATATTCTCACAAACCTGCAGCCTTATAACATTACATACCCAGCTATTGAATTCTTCAGTCTTATGATCATCAGGTAAGTTTCCTTTTACCTTCCATAGCCATATCTTGAGAAGATCCATATAATTCTCTTTGATAGTCTTTATTGTATTTGATGAGATGTTCATACCCCAATATACTCTAAAAGATGAAGTTTTTACCGGGGGCTCAGCAAATAGTTACCCTTCCCCATGTAAGAGTATTCACTGAGTACCTTTAACTATGACCTCTGTCCTCCGATGCTTTTGTG